ATCAAAAAATAGCATCCCGTGAGTAACAATTACGCACGAGATGCTAAATTTTTACGCAAACCCTTTAGGGGTTAGACCTTATCCCATCCTTTTTCAGCTAAATGATGTAAAACTTGCTCGCGAAGGTGAGCAATCTTACGCTCGTTTTCAGACTTTTCTATGCGGAGTGAATTGTTTTCATCCCAAAGCTGGGACGCCCAATGCTCCACCTCAACTCTGTTGCGATACTCAGAATACCATAGAGCGGCCATCCCAGTCAATAGTAACCCGAATGTTCCGACAGAAATTATAAAATATTCCATTTAAACCCCCGTCGATCCGAAACCAGAGTCACCCCTGGTTGTCTCATGTGAAAACTCTGAGGCTTGGAACATCCCAGCCATCATGACCTGCTGGAACACCACCTGAGCAATTCTAGTACCGGGGGCAGCAGTCCAAGTGAACTGCCCATGATTGATCAGAATCACCTTCACTTCCCCCTGATAACCGCTATCCACCACACCTCCCAGGACATCAATGCCGTAATCAGCAGCCAAGCCTGACCGTGGCCAGATTAAGCCAACGTGCCCCTGTGGGATATCGAATGCCAACCCAGTGCTGACCACCTGTCGAGTCCCCGGCATGATGGCGATATGTTCATCAGCATATAGGTCCCAGCCCGCATCAAACGTATGTCCTTTAGTTGGTGGGACGGCACTATCTGTTAAAAGCTTAAATTTCATGTCAATACCCCATATCCAAATCTTGTGCCTGCTTCGCCAACTCGTCAGCCGCCTGATATCGTGCCAACTCCTGACGAAGTTTCTCGTTTTCCGCAATTAAATCCCCTATTTCCGCGATCAATGCACGGCAGAACTCAGGGTCATTCAGGCGTTTCTCTAGCGTATCCTTAAAATCCATTATTATACTCCGAACATTAAACATCCAAGGGCGAAGGACATGATCACCATTAAGGTGTATGCCAGAACTTCTTTACCACTCATAAACCATAACCTCCTCGTCAATATGAAAAAGCACATAACTCCCGCAAGCAGGATCGCCTGCTGGACGACATCCGCGATGATCTCCGAAAAACTCATCTACTCTCCAGTTCACATTCCCATGCCTAAATGTCTCGCCACCAGACAGTTCGTAAAGCTTTTTCATATCATCCTCCATTAGATTTCACAAGATCCACCTGCACAGGCAAGCTCTTGCTGTGGTGTGGTGTTATCTTGCAGTTCGATCAACTCCGTGTAGTCAACCGCAACTGCTCCTTCCTTTATAGAACAGTATCGATCGTATGTCCATAGGTCCTTTAGCAAATAAGTCACTTCTTTTTGTGAAATGTTGTACTTGTCTGAAAATGCCTGCAACTTCGCATCAAACTCCCTGTTTTTATTAAAGTCAAACAAGGCATCATGGCACAATTGCCACAGTTCACCATCATTGTTGATGCCACTCAATAGCTCCCACCCATGAAGGACTGGGTCATTGCCGTAGTGTTTCATCATCTGCGATGGCAAGTAGACCGCAGCAAACGGAGCTTGGGCATAGTCTTTATCGCCGGTGGCCGACAGCAGAGACACCCCGCAAAGGTGCTGCCGATTGTCGTAGATAAAGTCCTCCACAGTATCCCACTCTTCAGGCTCTACGTTGATTGTGTTGCTAACATTATGGGTAATTCCTTTTAGCTGGCAAAGATCCTCATTTGTACCTGGGACGACCCAGTGCTGTTGGGTGCTAACAACCGCCTTGAGCAAGCCCTCTGCCGATACCTTTCGCTTTGTGATTGCCCCTGATTTTGTTTCAATTGCGAATGACACAACATCATCTGTTTGGTTTGCCGACCATACTGATGATTCACAGGAATCGCCATTAAACAACTTATAATGCCGATAAACTGGGTCGAGAGTGTTAGCCTGCACTCTGCGAATGTATCTTTTATAATGGTGTGGGTGGATCCCGCTAGATGTCCCTAATACACAACTGGCTGTTCCCTCTGGCTTTACACAGGTAGTCCTCGCAGCTGGTCTAATGCCGATCATATGAGCTATCAACCCATTAGCATACTTAACAACTTCCGCACCGTTCTCTTGTATCTTCTGATCCAGCAAGACTGAAGGATTCTCTTGCATACCCGTAATGGAAACGCCAAGTAAGCTTTCATATCCGAAGATGTTTTCACTTGCGGCTCCCAAGTATGGGAACTCGACAAACCCAGCCTGTAGCGTTCCGATGACCGCCGCCGAGAAAGCCGCCGAGTAAAAGTCGAATTCATCCTTAACCTTTGATCCATTGACTGTCGACAGGTTGCACCCCTGCCATCCCGTCTCGCCTGTGAGAGGACATTTTGGATACATGCCAATTTCAACGCATGGGTTTACGATCATGTCCAAATCATCCATCCAGACAAACCCAGGTTCGCCAAACTCCTTGACTGACCTCATTATCTCAGCGAACTGTTCTCGCGTCGTTTCATTTCTAAGTAGTGCGACGGAATTGTTGCTGCGTCCACGTTGCGGGTTTTCGACGAACCAGTTGCCTGTCTTTGCTTTAAGCATCTCAATATCATGCGGGGAGAAAACACAGATCGTCGCAGACCTGCGAACGCCACCACTAATAACTGCGTCAGCAAGGTGGCATACAATATCATAACAATCAATTGGGTGTAGTTTCTCATTCTTTACTGCGTTCTCCAGTACGAATTCAACTTTTTGTAATGCTTTCACTAATGGCTCTGGACCTGGGGCCTTCCCACCTGCCGACAATGGCGAACCTTTAGGTCGGATATCTGAGAAGTCGAACTCTGGCTTTTGGTTGTAGCCGAAGTAACTCTTGATTAAAAGGTCAGCAGCTGTTGACCATCCTTCGATGCTGTCAACAACCTTCATTGGTAATATCTTATCTGACGGGGTAAGCTTAGGAAGCTTTCTGACATGCTGCTCTTGAACGCTGTATCCGGTTCCACAGCCGCAAAGCAAAAGATAAAAGCATTCGCGAAAGAATTCAACACGGTCGCAATGTGAAGCCACACAGTTGAACATGCGAGCGTTATGCTTAAAGATAGGATCGCCAGCGAATTGCATTGAACGCATCGACGGCAGAACCTTCTTTGACAAAACATCGTCATATGCCCTGACAATAAAAGGTATAGACTCTGGGTAGTTTTTATATTTCTCCAGCATCATTGCTCGTGAACGCATGACACACTCTTCCCAAGTCTCGCGTCGTTGTTCATCAGGAAGGTATTTAGCGTATTTACTTTGGAAAGTGAAGTCGCTTAGGTTTTTGAGAGTCATTTAAAATCCTTAGTTGTAGCAGTTGGGTTTGAGGATGTGATTGATTTAATTAAAAAGCACCGGACCTAATTTCACAGGTCTTGTCATAGTTGTTAGCAGAAGAACGGCGATTAATTTCACGCTCGATATACCATACAGCCTTTCTGAGATCCTCAATCGGCTTCCCCTTGTGGTCGCACCTGATAATGTATTTAAGAGCGTTTCCCAGGCAGAAATTAAATTGCTCAGTGACATCGATTGCCTCCCACCCAGAATTCTGGTTGTAATGTGAAGGATGGTTGACATTATCCTGCATACTTAAAACTCCTTAATCTGAAATACTTGCCATAGTTGTTCTTCCCGACAACTATTCCCATTTTGTTTCCCATATATGGAATGTGGTGGTGTTCCTCGTTCTCGTACATTTCCTGAAGTGTAACAGGACCAACCAACGCCCACTTAAGCTCTCCACTCTTCCATGTATCACCGATCCTTTTCCAATGCTTTTTGATGTCAAGATCGGCAGGGACTTTAAGTGACCTTTCGGACAGATTGAAGATTAGCAAGACCGTGGCATTCTTTTTAATGTAGTTACGCATATCGTTTGTTTTTAGCGTAAACTTCCCAGATGTTGGAACGAACTTCATTTCCAGTGGAACCTCAAGCCCGTTTATCTTAGCAATGAAGTCCACATCCGAAGTGTCAACTCCGTCTGGGATGTAACCACCACCATTGTCTACACCGTTGTCAATATACCACTCACAACCAGAATTACTAGAGCTAGACCAAGCTTCCATTAGCTTGCCTTCTATGGCTGTAGTAAACTCTATGTGAGACTTAAACTGTTCAATCGTTCTGTTGTCCAGTCTTCCCATCTACAGGCCCTCCTCCACTATCGATCCATAAGTTGCGATCAACAAAGCGTCCGCCGACCATAACGTAATCGGGAGTTTCCCACCCGTTTTGCCCAAAGATCCATACAGCTCTTCCGCTGCCTCCTTCAGCATGTTCTTGTCCCCTTTGCTCGTCGTCCCGATGACTCTCTTTTGCCACGCTGCTGGCATCACCTCGTGATACTTCCATTCCAAAGCCTCGATTAACCCTAATATTCTCCCGACGCCACGACCAAAGTTAAAAGATTGGGTTGCTCCCCAACCTCCTCGTCCTCGAACCGCTTCGATATAAACTATAACTTCATGCGATCTAATACCTGTTGTATATTCCCGGAACTGCTGCAATATCAGATTGCCTGTTTGTGGTAACTTCTCCACAGCAATCCAGTCAGTATGAAAGTAAGCTACACCACCGTTCACACCTGGGTCGATACCTATGATCATCTTATGCATTTAAAAACAAAACCTTCTTTCTGTCGATAATCTTTTCTTCGAGCCTTCCGCTTTCGACAAGAGTACCGATCACACTTTGGTAAAGTTTGTTATCGCAGCCAATCTGCTTTAGTAAAGCAGTCTTTCCTATTGTTCCTTTAGCGTCTTTGATTATGCTAAACACCTCCATCTTCACCGCCTCAAATGAGCCACCAATACCTAGTCGCTTGCGGCCCTCGGTTAGAACATATTCGCTAGTGTGGATGGCCCAGTCGATTCCCCATCGAGCATCAGCCTCAGTGACTTTCCAAGAATCGGGGCTGCGGTCTAGGGCTCGCATTAAAGCGAGCTTCCTTGCCTTCTCTGGAGCCCGTCCCCAAATAGCTTGCTCCTCGTCAGTGGTGTATCCCTCTACGACATCCCACAATTCATCATAAGCTCTTTCTGCTTCAGCCGAGACGGGAATGATCTCCGCATCTGGGTTGTCCTCTATCCCGATAGTTGATCCGAAGGTTGTGAATCGATTGATCCAGAAGTTTGTCCTGTCGACTAGTCGCTGGGGCGGATACATAAATTTGCGATTTTTTCTCTCTCCGCGTTTTCCAGTGTCAACGACCATAATCCGTCCTGCAAATCCATCACGTAATTGCATTCTGGTGAGAGCCGACCAAAAATGGTCTGCTGTTGAATATCCGGAGAAGGAGAAGCAGGGCTGATTGATAATAATATCCCGTTCCTTGTCCGCGTAGGCCTTAAGGCGATATCTTGAGTTAGCTGCACCCCAGAGGTCGAGGAGAGTGTCATTGATAGTCGCCATGACTCCTCCTTTCGCCTTTTGCAGAAAAAGTCCGTATTCATCCCAGAGGCATAATAAGCTTGGCGTGTCCGAAAGTAACGAGCCAATTGCAGCATCACTTGTAACCTTGCCAGCAACCTTGTTGGGATTCGAGCTGCGATCAAAAACAGCACGGATGCAGTCTTGAGGGGCTTGCTTGCCACCGCTAGAAGGTGCCAAGACCACTGTGTAAAGATTTGTTTTAGTTCCGCTTTCATCCATCACCCCTCGCCCTAAACAGGCACTATACCAACTAATAGCCCCAGTTACCGCAAGGGCTCGATTTGACCTTGAACTCTGCGATTCAATGTATTCTGCGAATTCGGCCATCCCACTGCCTTGGGGAAGCTTGAGCAGGTTATCTGGAATTTTACTAACCTGGGAAGTTGCAATTAAATTCGCATTGAGGGTACTCATTTCAATGTCATCGACCGACGCCTCTGGCATCTCCATTCGACCATAATCTTTATGCTTTTTAATATCTTCCTTTCGCAAGACTTCTCCGATTTTCCGTATCACATCATCGTCTCCCCATGGCGGATCACATTTTGGATTGAAGACATCCATGATAAGATCGTAAGCCACTTTAGGTGGAAGCTTAAAATCTATCAGCATTCGGCAACAAGCCTTGAAAAGGGCGTTGTGCCCATTATGGCCAGAGATGCTAGGATTCATAGTCTCCAAGTAGGCTCTAGCATCGCCCAGGATTGATTCTGAGACCTCTTCGTTGTCCCAATCGATTGGAGTGTCACACTTCTGCTTTAAGCCCTCAGAACAGTATTCCTGCACGACCTCAGAGATGTCCCCTAATTGGGTGTAGTTTATCACATTTCCTGTGATCGTGAAAAATCGTCTAGCTGTGTAAACCTCAATTTTTTCTTTGGTTATTCCTTTTCGGTCAAACGGGCATGTTCCGATGAACTTAATGCCAGTCCCGCTAGGCGAAACTTCAGCATATGTTTCAAGTCGTTCAAGCATTTCTTCAGCGATAGGTGTGTACGATCCATCACCTAGAATGCAGTCGTCGAGGTCTATGCCAGCTAACCCATCGCCCTCGCGAAAGACAAAACCTATTCCATCATATCCGCTCAGGTTCATGCACTCCACAGCCTCGTCATATGTTCCCCAGGTTGTTGGATCAGTGCTGCTTGCCGCCCCACCTTGAGGGTTAATTGGAAGCTTGCGGCCAGTGCGTCGATCCCAGCAGACCCATTGTTTGAGGTTTCGCAGGTCAGTAATGTCTTCCATTATAGAATCACCTTTTTAACTTCAAATTCCCCAAACGTATCCAGAACATCTTGCAGAAATTTAGCAACACATGGCGGATACTCACCAACTATTGTTTTCTTTACGTTTGGCCATCTACCATCCTGCTCGTATTCGGCAAAAGCGGTGGGGCGAACCTTGCCGACGCAGGCAAGGTCCACCGCCACTCTCGCTGAAGTTGGGATAGGAACACTACTTCTACTTGACCACCACTGATTAAAGGACTTACTCTTCGGGAAAAGCCACTCCTTCAGGACTAGCCCAGTATCACAGTAGTAGCTCACTAAGAAAGCTTCTCTGCCTGACTTAGTGATTGTCAGTTCGTATAATGTTCGATCTACCCCAACCTTTATCATCAACCAACCTTGATACTAAAGTTGTACTGCTTACCGAATTGACGCATGAGAACTTTCTGCTCACTACCCTGGTAGTAAACCAAGCAAGGGTGAAGTTCATCAATCGCATCAGCAAGGGCAGCAGCATTGACAAGGCGTTTCTCTTTTGGATTCTGCACGATATATCGAGCATCATCACGAGCCACTTCTTCTTTCTTTTCTTCCGCTTTCTTTTTAGCCATGTTTTACCTCCTTAGAAACTTGAAAAAGGATCGGAATTTGAAACCTTACTCATCGTTGTCACTGGCTGCTGACTCGATGATTCACGCTTTTGGAATTCTTTCGGTCCTGGGTCGGAAACATTCTTGAAGATACGCCGAAGATTCAAATACCCCTTGCGTTCTTCAAGTCTTGCCCCAAAGGTCGAGTCAAGCAGATCATCAATATCATTGCATTTCTTTTCGTTCACCAATGCAATCTGCTTGATGTATTTAGCATTGGCTTTATTAATCCAATCAAGAGGAGCCCCTTTGATTGTAAGGTTGAACCAATGCCGAACCCCGTTATATTCTCCCTCATCGGTGACTTCGCCTACCAGAACAACTTCGGATCGATCATCACCCTGATTAAACTTTGCATCAACAACCTTGAAGTTGTATTCACCCTGAACTAGCTTTTTAAAGCTGGTCTTCGGAGCAAAAACTTCTTCGCCTTCCAAAGCTTCATCGAGTTCGTTAAAAAGACTCATTATTCTACCCCTTTGTTAATTGCGTCTTGGATTACATCCCAGTTCATTGGGATAACATCTTCCATTTCTAGGCGGCGTTTTGCTGTAACGGATGGTTTGCCCGTTGTCCGAAGTAGGACGCCGTTTCCACCTCGGACCTTAACTTCCTTTTTTCCGAACGCTCCCTTCTCCTCTGAGAATCTTAGGTCTTCAAAACAATAAAACACTTCATCGCAAACCTCAACCAAAGCTTCACTGAAATCCTTGTTAACAAGCTTTGGGTAATGTTTGTCGTATTCGGGATGTTCAGGATCTCGCTGTGGGATCACCATGTCATGTGCAATAACCAAGACATTCTTTCCCATCTTATCCCGAACATACTTCAAAGCTGCCAGAAACTTATTCCATTCCTTACGGAGACTTTGCTTTCCGACACCGTACCCAATGTCGTTGATTGCGTCGACACCGTGCTGTTCACAAACCTTGGTTGTTAATAGTGTTTCGACCGAGTCAACAGCATCGATAACAAGCCAATCAAAAGACCAATTACCAGAAACCACATTTTGCCAAGCCTCCGAATGGTCATCATAGGTTGCAAGGTGCGGAGTCCGAGTTGGACCGATTTCGTCAACGCCGTCTTCATAGTTTAGAAAAAGATGCCCAGGTGCTGCTGCACCAAGAGTTGACTTCCCTTTACCGTGGGCACCGTACACGACCATCATTCGTGGCCGATTCTTCTTTCCACTAGTCAATTCCATAATACCCCTCACATAAACAAACCGCCAATGCTGTAATCCCCTAGTTCTCGACATTTTCTGGCCGCTGAAATCGCTCTATCGAACGAGCCCACCATCCCAGGTGTTTCAAACTCTTCGCTTTCAATTAGCTTGGTATGATATGGATCTTCTTTTTGCACAAAGCCAAACACAAACCTGAAATCTGAAGGCTTGTGGCCAAGTGCGGAAGCCAGCAGACGTTTATAAGCCACCGACTGCCAACCATACTTAAACCGCATCCCAGACTCGAAGGCCGTTGTAATGTCACCTGTGGTCTTCAGATCGAAGATCAACTTGTCGCCATCCCAGGCGTCCATCTTCCCCTGGAATTTGACTCCTTCGAGAGTTCCTCGGATAGCCCACTCAACACGATTACAGGCCCTAATCAAGTCACCCATCTCTGGGTCGGCCCTACAAGCTTGAGCTATATTTAGAGTTGTTTTGTATTCTTCCTCATTAATTGTTCTCCAGATGTTGTATTCGTTTTCTCTACAGAATTTCTCCCAAGATTTTGTCTCTCTCCCAAATGACTTCCCAGTCTTGGGGTTAATATGATCGGCAACGCTGAAGTTGTCGTTAAATGCATCATTACCCTCCAAGGTGAGACAGTGAATTGCTTGACCCATAATTAAGTGCGTTTTAGGGACTTCAAAATCACTGCGATTTGCTAAGTATGCTTCAAACGTCGTCGCGTCGTCGTAAAACCTTTTTAACAGGCTCACCGACATCATTTCGCCGTAAGAACCGTAATACTCCCTGTCGCTTATATTCTCAACCTTCGCTTGTGTCTCCACAGCAACCTCCGCAATATCCAGTCAGGGAACACCCGCCACATCTCGTGCTTTCCCTACAGTCATCCTTATATTCTTCAGCGACATCTCTCGCGGCACGGTACATCGCGATCTTCATTTCCATTCGCATGTTGATTACACCAACATCTCCGAGCTTCCCAAAAACTTGTTCGTCGAGTCCGTCTAGTTTAATTAAATAGTCAACAGCTTCCTCGATTGAATTTGCAGCTGCACACGCAAGGCTAATTTCCAGCTGGGAATTTTGCTTTTTCATAGTCTTCTTTCAACTTTTTTGGGTAATTTTTCAAAACATATTTCAAAAACTGATTGGTTGTTTTCATTGAGGCGATGGGGCGTTGATCATCCTCAGACTTCCATCCCCAATCGGTCACGCATCTATCCATCCCGAGAGTGATCATGCAGACTCCCAGAAGGGTTGTCAATATTGAATTCTCGGTCGTGACCTCCCCAATTTCACTGTCAATTTCAAGTGCCATTGAAGCAGCATCATTAACTAAATCATTCGCATCCGAACTGTCATTAATGCCGCACATTTCACAAAACTCAAATAATATCTTTCTTCCTTGATCGTTGGATTTCATATTAATCTCCCGAATCTACTCTAAAGCTGACTTTAGCTGTCATGGAATACCTAACCTTAACACCTCGCCCTTCGGAGATGGTGTTAAACTTATGTCCGGCATCAAGCATCGCTTTAAATCTATCAAATTCCCTATCTGCCCAACCATTCATATATCCAAGATACTCATGATCTGGGTCGGCCATCAAATCCATTAGTTCATTTTCCATTTTCCAAATCCTCCGTATTCGTCTGTTTTCAGGCAGGCATTCTTTAGCCATTCTTTCTTGTTTCCTGCTTCTATTTAAAAATTGTTCATAACTTTCGCCTGTATCTTTTAATTCAAATGGCATACCTCCTACTCCCAGTTATCGATATCTTCATATTCAGAAATGTACTCATACCAATCATCAAACCATTGACAAAAATCATCACAGCACTCTTCGTAATAAAATTCCATTTCTATCATCCTAAAAGTACAAGTGAAGGTGTTCAACACCCAGATTCATTTCGTAACCACACCCAGTGTTCGGTATCTCGTCACCATGCGGTGGCACTGGGGTCGTGAAGTCAGGTTTTTCTCTATCAGAATAATAGGTTCCTCGGTGGTCAACCCAGTCGTTTGTGTTGTGGCCTCCAGATTGGGCTATGCGTTCCTGTTGCTTCCTTGCAGAAGGAAAACTATATTGATGACCCATAAACCACATAATAGAGCCTAATCTTATATTGACAGGTGCGAGAGTATGTTCCATCCGCCTGCAATGTCTCTCAATGCTTCTCCGTCTATATTTGACTTGGTCACGAGATAATCCGGTAAGGTTACTTATTGGAATCTCCTGCTCACCCGCCAGCAAGCACTCAAAGATTGTCCTGTAATCTTCGCCAAATAAATCTCCGATGTCAATAGCGGCGATGTGGGCATCCGATCCCGGACCAATATCAACAGAAACCACCGACGACATGTTGTTAGCTGTTATCTCCTCGCCCTGCAAATCATCGTCATTTGATTTTCCCCAAATCTCCTCCATGTTAGGCAATGTCGACTCCCAAGTGCCATCATCATCCTTCTCAATCCTGCCTTGGTTGCTGAGAACTTCAACCAGTGTTTTTGTAAATGGACGAAACTTTTTCTTGATGACAAACTCAATGTAAACATCATTTAGTGCGTCGTCAACTCCATAGGAGGCGTCTGCACATTTTGAATCCAGAATCTTCTGGAATCTCTGAATTAACCTCCTTGCAGTAATCTTGCATTTTTTTCCACATGCCGCCTCAGAATCCCTTATCAGTGTTTTGGCATAAGAGACAGTTTCATTGTTCATTTAACTCTCCTTCCCTATCTAACTATATACGGGTGATTGTCGCTATTTGGGCGACGATTTTATTTTTTCTTTCATGATTATCGACCAAAGATTCTTGCTTCTACATCAATTGTCCTGAATACAGGGTTTTCACTAGGTTTGATAACTTGCACGCATTATTCCTCCCCCCAGTTGAGGGTCGTTAATGGCAAATTTCATGCCAATCTTCATTTTTTTAAATTTTAATTACCCAAAATCAGACAATGCCCCGTATATAATATAATAGGAGGGAGGGAGGAGTGAGCTTTAGCGAGCGACGACCGACCGACTTGAATTGTACATTTATTTCAATCCTCTAGCAAGTGGAATATCTGTGCATGATGATTGACTAAAGCTGCTGTGGCCATCCCAGGCTGCGGCAGCTATCTAAACTGGGATGTTCCTAGCGGGTGCAGGGGCGGCGTTTGAGCCCCTGCAATGGTTAGCACTTTAGGGGGAAGGGTTGGGATACCCAAGAGGAAGGTAATAAAATGAGAGAACTTTTCCGTTATCTGCCGGTTCTTATGGAGATCCTGCCGCACGTAACGCACATGACTGGTAAGGACTGCCCAATGGAAGAAAAGGCAGAACATGTCATGCAAATCCTGGCCATTCTGGCCGATCAAACCGATACTGAGCTGGACGATCTGATTATTGATCGTGTTGCTGAGTTGGTCAAATCAGATCAGTTTTGGGACACTATTGAGAGGATTCTATCTGCATTCCGGGATGATCCAAAGGAATTTGGGGCTGTACTTCAAGAGGAAAGGAATCTCGATCCAGCTACCATCGCCCTAATTATTGAGGTGGTTGGGCTAGTCATTCGACTATGGAGAGATCGCCGTGATCGATAGTCTTCTTGATTTTCTTAAAGATCCAGTCTCCTTGGGTCTAATCGGTGTTGCGGCTGCGGTCTTCTTGGGACCGTCAGCGTGGACACTCATCAAAGGTTTGTTGGGAAGGCTAAAGAAAACAAATAGCACCGGCAAAGTCATCACTGAGCTGCTTGCTCTGAGGGATTCAAATCCCGAAATCAAAGAGGAGCTGAATGCAGCTATCGTAAAACTCCTGGGTGAATAATGCGACAACTTCAAATTCTAGTCGTTTTCGTCCTGGTGGCGATTGCGATTATGCGGCACGTAGATATTGGCGTTGAGAGCGGAGAACAGGCAATCGCTGGTATTCTTTATGAACTATCAGAAACTGAACTTCCAACTTCATCGCATTACGACGTTGCTCGGAGGAATGCATTGCAAATCATCCGAAGAGAGCATCCAGAGCTTGAGTTCAGTCCACCTTCATGGTTTATCGAGCTAATGGGGACACTCAGCTCTGCCGATCCCGGAAAGGTGCGTGAAACCTTTCAGGACGCCTCTGAGAGGCTTGGGGGCGATGAGAGCGACAGAGATTACCAGATCGGTCGGGAGGCTGTTAGAAGGGCTCTGGAGCCACCTGAAGACGACACTCCAAACGGAGGGAAATGCGAAGATTGCGATGGGACGGGGAAGGTCGGAGACGGGCGGGTTTTTACAACCTGTCTCGCCTGTGACGGCACGGGAATTCTCAAACCCAAGAAAGGGGGTGATGAGGTATCTCGCCAGCCAAGCGTTAATGGCAATCGTAGTAGTTGTGATGTCAATTCTAGCAGACCACTGGGACGGTCGAATAAAAGCCGCCCAGTGGTCCGTTTTTTACAGAGGGTTTTTAGATGAGTCGATTCGGATGGAAACCCCACCCTGAAGAAGTTGACTGGATCTTGGGAGATCCTGATGTTCCGGGCGTATATGGTTTAGGTCCGAACGATTCCAATAGGATTAGGAAATCTCATACTAATAGAGAGCCTTTGCTTCTTACAGATGCCCTATTGGCTCTTGAGCCTAATTTCAAGCGTGGGGCACAAAAGATTGGAAGTTGTGTCGCATGGGGATATGAGATTGGAGTTCGTATCGCTCATGCTGTTGATATAGTTCTTGATAAAGAGCCCTGGAAGTATGTTGGTGAATTTTCCATAGAAAGCATTTATGGTGGTTCAAGATGTGAAGCCAGGGGGCGAGACTATGCTGGATTTAGGGATGGCAGCTTTGGAGCAGCCGCGAGCAAGTTTATAACAAAATGGGGAACGCTTCCTAGAGCGAATTACTCTATTGCCACTGGTAATGCAGAGCATGATGTCAGGAAGCATTCTGAAGATAAAACAAAACAATGGGGAGCCTACGGAAATGGTGGGCGATCCGACAAGGGTAAGCTTGACGATGTTGTGAGAGCCTACCCAGTCAAAGAGGCGGTTATGATAACCGGCTTTGATGACGCAGCGAACGCCATCCTCAATGGGTGGCCTATCCCAGTTTGCTCTGGACAAGGTTTCACAAAGACCAGAGATAAAGACGGATTCTGTAGCCCACGAGGCAGCTGGAGCCATTGCATGTGCTTTGTTGGGGTGAGATTCGACAGACCTGGGTTGTTATGCATGAATTCTTGGGGGTATTCAAACAAGGGGCCGCACGGGATTGAAACCAACGAGAATGTAATGAAAGCATCGTTTTGGGTTGACGCAAATGTTGCAACCAGAATGTTGCGGGGCCAAGACAGTTTTGCCATCACTGGCGTGAATGGCTTAGAACCTAGAGATGTAGATTTTACCACAGATTGGAATTTATAATGGCTAATGAGATTTCGGTCAGTTCGACCTTCACTATCAATAACAACAACTTGACATACACAAGCACTGAAACTTTCAATGCAAATCAGGCTCTACAAGGTGGGCCATCTAACGGCACTCAACAGATTGGAACATCTCACGAGGCGATTGGAGTAACGGATATCACTTCATTAGGATGGGCCGTCTTTAAAAACTTAGACAATACAAATTATATTGATATTGGGCTAGAAGTTTCAGCCACGTTCTATCCTTTCCTTAGACTTCTTGCTGGTGAATCAGTTGTTGTCAGATTGAGCCCTGCAATTACACTTTATGCTCAAGCTAATTCAACTCCTTCGGATTTGCAAACAAGTGCTTTTGAGTTATAATAAACCTGTTTTCTAATTTGTTAGCGAACAGGGATTCGTTATGACAGAGATACTTGTTTCATTATTCGGAGCCATCGGGGCCGTAGTTGCAAGCTATTTTTCGTACGCTGCTAATAGGCAGAGTAGGCGTAGCAATGTGTCGATTGAGCAGATCAACGACGCTGTTAACCATAGGCACAAGACTGGAACTCCCCGATTATACGACATGGTTTTGTCTAACTTTAATAGGGTTGGGCAATTGGAAAAATCAGTAAAAGAAATTAAACGTGATATCAAAGACCTGTCACATGTTGTGTCAGTTCACGAAATTGAATTAGATAGCATAGAAGATAAAATAGAAGGGACCAACTAATGGGCAACCTACAAAACTACGAATCAAACGAAATTGGCAAAGCACGCATGGATACTCTCCGACGATTCGGTGGGGACGCCAAGCGACTGTGCGATGGCATGTACCAACTAGCGGCTGGCTATGATTCATTCCGCTCACAACTCGATGAAGTCACTGACGCAGAGGACATCGGCTACTCAGATGCAGCCTTCGATTATTCCGTTGCACAGTGCCTTCCAACTCTTGAAATGCTTACGGCGGAGCAGAAGGTTTGGCTTGATCGGTATCTTGATGGACTGGGTTATCAACCTAAACCGCAGGTGTAGGTAAATGGCGACTTATTACACATCCTCCACGGCACTTGGCGGCGGCGTTGGGTCGTATGTCGATCCGTTTACGTTGCAGGAGGGTTTGAACAATGTAGCCAGTGGCGATGAGCTTCGCGTTCTAAATGACGGGACATATAGTCCTTCGTCCACTTTGACCTATTCGCTAGAACCTACGGATTTCGTGACAATCAGTGGTCGCAACTCGGCAGATACAGCCTACGAACATGCGACCATTGACGGTACGTTTTTGTCTGGATCTGACATGCTCCAGATGAGCGGCACTACCTACAATGGGAATAGGACTTATTGGAAAAATTTAATTTTCACAAATTCCACAGTTATTGTCAGGGGGTCATTTTACGGTCGTCAAAACTGGATGATAAATTGCCAGTTCATAAACTCGCAGTATGCGTGGCATAGCAACGGATACCAAAACACATTTGTAAATTGTGAATTTGCAAACCTATCGGCAAACGCACTCCATGTTGCAAATGAATCTGTTGTGATTGGCTGTTCGTTTCATGACATAAGTGCAAATGCCATGCGGTTATGCAACGGTGCAAAAGTTTACAATTCCGTTTTTTACGACGTTTCTGGAGATGCAATATATGGCAGTATTTATACTATTTCAGGATGCACGTTTTTTAGAAATTCAATAGATGCCTGCCATGGTGCGTTTATTGTTGTAGATAATATCTTCTCTGACAGTGGTGGATATGGCATTGATGGTAGTTATATTAGCTACCTTTACTCCAACAATCTTTTCTATAACAACACGCTTGGCGATGCTAACTTAACAGCGGGCGGGCAAGGAACGGGGCTTAATTCCATAACAGGCCAAGACCCTCTATTTACTAACACAACTGCTGGCTCAGTGGATCTTAGCTTGCAGACTGGTTCCCCGGCAATCGGTGCGGGGTTCGTCGGGACAATTCCGGGCAATAACTCAAGTATCGACATGGTGGGTTATTCAGATATTGGAGCGTTGCAGTCTCAGGCGTCCACCGGCGGCACTTCCTACACTCCCGCAGCTTCTGCCAAGTTCACCCGTTTGGAATAAGATATGACAACTCCTAATGGTGCAATTGTATTTCACGCCACATCTGGATCAGACACTCAAGCAAGTGGGCTTGGGCCTTCAACGGCAGTATATGGCAGTGGTGCGTCTACTGATGGAACGGCGGTTGTCACGGGCATTACCACCACTGGAGTATCTGCTGGGGATTTGCTCTGGGTGCAGACTGCAAGCGGTCGGCAGTTTTCAATTATTGCCAGTGTTGATAGCAGCACGCAGGTGACTTGTGACGATACGTTTGCTCTAGGTGCTAGTCAGACTTGGGCGATTGGTGGGAAGAGAGCGACCCTAGATAACTCGGACAGTCGACTTTTGTTTACCGCTGATGCCAAGCCGGGCTGGACGATTGAAACAGAGACAGACCAGAGCTTAACTAGTGCAATTGCTTGGACCGCTGACGGTGACAGTACAGGCTGCATAACACTTAAAGGCAGTGATGCAACGACATTAAAAAAGATAAACCAGACAGCAAATGCAAACGGAATTACACTGACAATTGCCAATTACGTTGCAATTAAAGATTTGCACATTGTCAGGTCGTCCGGAAGTAACGGTTATACGGCTATCGCGGCTAGAGGCATCCCGATGGTGTTTGAAAACGTCAAGATAGACAACTCCGGCGGTAATAGTTGGAACCACGGGATTACTCGCAACGGCGGGAATCCTGTGATAACGATGCTGAGGGTAGTTGTCACTAACTGCGTTTTGGATGGGATCAGCGATGCAGGCGGCGGGGTTGGTGGCGTTGTGTCTGATAGCATTTTCGCAAATAACGGAGGTGACGGTGTAGCGGCAGGCATTTATGCACTGACTCTAAGTCGCTGCCTGATTTACGGCAACGGGGCCTATGGAGTTGTATCCAGTCAATATCAGATTAATGTTTCAAATTGCGTCATTCACGGCAATACGTCAGATGGTATTAACCTTTCAGGAGTAGCTAATTCTGTGGTGGGGTGCGTTCTGTCTGGTAATGGAGGTTACGGTATTAACGTGGACAGTTCATGGGCCTTGGGCAGCGTTGAGGACTTTAATGCCTTCTACAACAACACAACCGGAGAAGTCAACAACATCACGAAGGGACCTAGTGACGTCACGTTAACCGCCGATCCGTTTACCGATACTGCAACGGATGACTACACAATTAACACAACAGCCGGTGGTGGTTCCACTTTACGTTCTACAGCAATCACCCTCGGCTCTACTGAGACTCGTCCATTCCGCTGGCTTGACGCTGCTGCCGCAGGTGTTGCCGCAGTCTTCTCTTACATGGCTAACTTCACAAGGCTGGGCTAATGTCGTTCACCAATCCATATCCCGCCAGTCGGCTCACGGTCGATGCTACAAACAGCCTGTCGTCCGGGCTCGTGGGCTTCTGGCCCCTGACCGATGGTACGGGTACGACGGCGAAGGATATTAGTACGGGTGCGAATGATGGGACTGCGAGTGGTACGGTCAATTGGCTTAGTGGCGATATCGGGATGGCTGCTGACTTTGCTAGCGTAACTGGCTATTTCGACACTGGTGCTGGAACTAGTACGCTTGGCATCTCGGGTGGGTCCACCGCATCAATCTCTGCGTGGGTTAATTACACAACTGGCGGAAGTATTACGCAGAATGTGTTTGGCGACTTAGGTAGCGGTGGTGTGGCTCCAAATTTTGGCATGTATATTGGGCCTTGGCCTTCTTTCGTAGATGTTTGGCGTAACGAAGCTAATGCAAGATTTACATCTGTAACATTTAGTGGATGGATGCACTTCGTTGCTGTATATGACACATCAAACATATACCTATACATCAACGGATCACTTCATGGCACGATTGCAAGTTCAGGTAGTATTAACGCTTCTACCGGGAACTGCATGATTGGCAACCAACCTGCCAATAACAGGAACCTTGAAGGGCAAGAGCAAAACGTCCGCATCTACAACCGTGCCTTATCCGCCACAGAAGTAGCCACCCTCTATAACCGCCCGTGGGAAGGCACCAACTACGGCACGCTTTGGCCTTACAGTCCTCCAGCCCCGGCAGATGCTACGCTCAGTACTGATACTGCGGCGACGAGTTTGAACGTCGATTTAGAAGGATGGTGGTTATGCACTGACAATACTGGCACGACGCTGGTTGATATATCAGGCAATGGGCGAGATGCGACGTTGACTGGTACTAATAGCTGGGTGGCTGATTCTGTAGGGACTGTTAATAGGTTTGATAACAGTTCAGGCGGGGGGAGTAGTGCAAGTACAACAGACTATCAAATAAGTCTATCAACCTACACCATTGCACTCTGGGTTAATCATGAGGAAGCTGGGCTTGCATCTGGGAATAAATACGGCGGTGGACTTTCTTTAACTAATGGTAATTCAGCGTCATTGCAGTCAGATGTTGAGTTCTATTTCAATCCAAGTAGCACTAGTGGTGGTCAATGGCCACAGGTGGTTCATAACAGGTCAAATGGAGGCACGATTGGTTTATGGAGTAGGGCAGAGTCGGCTAAGACATCAGAGAATGGCGTCTGGAGATTTTATGTTTTAACCTACGACGGCACAAATGCGAGGTTTTACAAAGACGCAGTTTTGGCGGGAACGTCATCATCCTTGGCGGCACCGATATCTACAACCGGCAAGCACTTAAATATAGCCACTAATCGCGACCCTGATGGCATCACCTGCTCAATGCAGAACATTAGGCTCTATTCGAGGGCCTTGTCAGCAGATGAAATCACCATCCTCTACGAACGACCGTGGGAGGGTATCGAATATGGCGATGCTTTCCACTACGATCCGCCCACACCTGCCAATCTCACTCCGCTCACATCAGATTCCATAAACAATTCACAAATTGGCTGGTGGCCCCTCACCGAAACGGATGATTACGCGAGCGGGGCGGCTGATATTAGTGGGAATGGGAATAACGGTACTCAGTCTGGCGGCGTGTTGAGCGAGGTGAGTCGGCTGGGTGGTGTTGCTAGTTTTGATGGCGTAAATGACATCATTGATGCAAGTGCTTACACGATAGCGTCTACATCATCTATGACTATGGCTGGATGGATCAGATACACCTCAACCGTAGGTTCTGTTTGCGTTTTGAATATCTGCAACGCTGGTGGTGGCACTACTGCTCAATACACCAGAAATATAGCCATCAACTCAAGCGGAAATGCGTCGTGTAATGTCCAGAGTGGAACAGCTATCGCACAGGCGGTTGGCTCAACCGTGTTTGATATTGGAGAGTGGTACTTCGTAGTAGGTACGTTTGACAAGGTGGGTACTAGCTATGATGTCGAGATATTCGTCAACGGAGTGAGCGAGGCAACTGCTTCTGGCACTGGTTCTGAACTAACACCGTATACGAACACATGTATCGGAGGTGCTAGAAGATATAATAATGCGATTACGGCTGTAGAACCTTGCGAGATTCATAATGTCAGACTTTGGGATAGAGCCTTAACCGCAGATGAAGTATGGGATATCTACGCGAATCCGTGGCTAGGCAGTGCATATACGGCAACCCCATCCGCCGTTTTATACAATTACATATTACGTTCTAAACGATTTAGGAGGCTAAGTTAAATGGCTACTTCGGGAGCGTATTACAATACGGCATTTTCATTTAACTATAGCTTCGTGGATTCGGCAGATCCCACGCTATTGTTTACTGGGACACTGAATAACACTGACATCACCGTTTACAAAAGAACTGGTGGAACAACGGTCAGCCCTGGCACATTGACTACGTCTGTACCTGCTGGTTCTGGTGGCGTTTACACGATCACTGTTACTGCTGGTGAGATGCAGTGCGATGAGGTAGTGCTTGTCTGTGCTGCAAGTGGCATGGTCAAAGAGTCGATTGCAATTACCACTGAGCCAACTCCGGCTGATGTTCTGGAAGTGCAGAAGACTGCTGTAAGTGGCATTGCTGATTTCCGAGCAACTGGGTTCAGTACGTTTGATCATACAACCAATCAAGTGATTGTTGCGACCAACAATGATAAGACTGGTTACACGATCAATGGAACATTGCAAACACTCGATGCGTTGGATACCCAACAGGACTTGCAACACAGTACAACCCAATCAGCCATCTCTGCACTTAACAACTTCAATCCTGCATCAGATCAGGTGATCGTTGCTACGAACAACGACAAGACTGGCTATTCAATCACTGGTACGCTTACTACGCTTGATGCTCTGGATACTGCTCAAGATATTCAACACGCTACTACACAATCTGCTATTAGCGGATTGAATGACATCGCAGCCACCGACATTGTATCGGCGGGACCGATTACTACTCTGAGTGGTGCAGTTGTTAACGTGGACCTCGTAGATGTTACGACCACAAATACAGACATGCGGGGAACTGATGGTGCCTACACAGGTACTCCAGCGACGGCAGGGCAGATTGCAGATGCGGTTTGGGACGAGAGCTATGCTGCCCACAGCATTGCTGGGTCATTCGGCAAGCTGATGGACATCATCCGCAAGGCGAATCTATCCACTGAGGGTACTGTAGCCGGTACTCCAACTGCCTCTGCATTTGACACAAATCTCACTCAGGCAAATGATACATTCAATGCTCAGTTGATTTTGTTTGTTAGCGGTTCCCTCACTGGAGTATCTGCTCCAATCTTAGACTACGCTCAAACAAACGGACGTATCACTCTTGAAGAATCATTGCCAGCAACTCCGACGGCATCAGACGAGTTTGTGATTCTGCCCGATCATGTTCATCCGATCACCGAAATTCAGAACGGTCTAGCGACCTCTGCGGCACTGGCAACAGTCGATGCCAATGTGGACTCCATACTCGCGGACACATCGACAGACGGTGTTGTGATTTCTACTGCCCAGGCACAAGCGATTGCAGACGAAGTGCTGAAACGATCTGTTGGCAACGTAGAAGGTGCTTCTTTGTCTGAGCATAGTCTTGCGACCATCGTTCTGGCGATCCTAGAAAGTCAGAGGGTTGGCTCTACTTGGTCGATTTATAGAACTGATGGAACTACGGTTCAGGCCAGTAAAACATTGACGCTAGATCCCTCCGCTGAACCTGTAACACGGGTGCAATAATGTTAATTTGGGAATGGGTATTTGGATGGATTAGCGGTGAGATAACCATATTCGATAGAGTGGGTTATGTCATAAGGCCGTCGAATATACAGCCTAAAAGGGCGATTGTCAGTAGATTTGGCCGTGTTGTTTTGCGAAGCGATAACAAGAAAATTATATTGAGGGCGAGACATTGAGCGATCAGTATTACCCTAACGCGACCGCAAACATAGGGTCAAATCAAATAGTCACACTCTACCTGGGAGACTACCTTTCAAGTGGAGAATCTGTCGATTCAGTTGTATCCGTAACCGAAGTTTCCGGTAAGACTGGGCTGTCAATCGCTAATACCCAGGTAAACACGGTTGCTGACTATAGTGAGCCTGATTTTGATATCGACATTGGAGACGCTGTTCAGTTTCAGCTTTCAACTTCAAGCACTGTCCCTATAACCTATTTAGTTAAGGTTGTGGCTTTAACGAATGGAACACCCGCACAGACAATCACTGAATTCTTTTATTACAGCTTTATCGAGCCTTGTGAGGTAGAGTAATGCCTGGGTGGTATCCATGTTGCTGCGGCGAAGATGGTGTTTTCACATCGGATTGCGGCAAGGTATGTCTAAGCATTACAGGAGCGACGATTAACCCCGCATCTGTATGCTCGGGGTATACCGACCTAGATATTGATAGAGAAAATTTTGAAGTTGATTTAAAGAAACCACCAGGGGTAAATGAATTTACTGGGGCTTGCAATAGCGGGTCGTTTGGACAGCCCACTCCATTCCCATATATTGCGTGGAGAAATTGTCTCGGTTTCCCTGGAGAAATGGGACCGGACATTTATCCTTATGGCGAAGCGTGCATTGGGTGTTTTCAATTACCTGGTAAGTTCCCCAATCTCGTATACCAGCCCAGCTACGGAACTCCAGCGGCCCCTGCAACGATTACATGCTTTGATGATGATCATCCAACCTGGGGATCGTACTGGAATCAGTGTACTGGCGGAGTTTATATCGACAGGGAAGGGTATGCATGGGTCACAATAGATAATAAGATTATCAATTGGCACACGAGCGGTCTTGGTGCCTCAAATTGGAGGAATTTTATCAATTGGCCTGCCTACTTTAAATCGACTCAAAAGGTCACAAATCCCTTTAAGTGTGAGCAGAACTTACAGTTTGACTTTGTATGTCAATCTGAACCTTGGGACGCCTATTATAAATCGGATGGCAGTGTCACTATCCCAATGCCTGTTGATTTCAGTGGTGCCACGATCACCATGAGGATGTCGAATTGCTTCAAGTGCAATTTTTGCACAAACTGCGAAGTTCCTACCGAGCTTTCAGCTGTTGTGTCAGGAATTACTAATGGGTCATGTTTGAATTGTAATTTGATAAGCGGAACTTGGTCATGTCCAAACTTTTCAACCTTTAGCAGTTCAATTGGTGAAATATGCTCTTGGGGGTCGAGCTGCTATAACTGGGGAGCATATTCGGGTCCATGCGGCAATTATGCTGAAAGTGCCTCTATGGTTGTTCAGGGCGTGACTGAATATGTTGCTGGGGTGCCAACTAGAAAAATGAGGGCCTATCTGGATTTTTACAACAATATTGCAAATTGCAATCCTTTTGTCCAACCAATTTCAAGAGTAATTTGGGAAAGGACATATGATCAAGATGGATTAGATTGTTCAAGCTTTGAGAATGAGCTTTTGTTCTATGTCTCAGCAAATAACACACCTTGTGATTTCTCAGGAAGCAGTGTGCTTGTTTCAGTGGTGCCGTAATGATAGATGATTGGAAATGCCCGGATTGTGAATATCATATCAGAAATGTTCAGTACCCTGTCCGATGCAAGTGTGGCGGCACTTTCTTCCATAACTCCTGGGACGGCCCACCATCACGAGAAAGGGTTGAAAGCAGGGGGCTTGGCGATGAGGTTGCCAAGCTAACAAAGGCCGTTGGGATTAAGCCATGCGGTGCATGTAAGAAGCGGCAACAGAAACTAAATGAGCTGGTGCCGAAGGAGGGGTCATGGGCAAATACAGCAAGACAGCTAATAAAGCAGGTGACGAGCGGAGGAAAAAGCAAGCCGAATTAATGCGGCGGCAAAGAGCTGCAAGCATTGATCTTGATGTCATCCCAGCTCCAAAGAATCAAGAACGTCGCGATGACTGCGAGCGAAACTTTAGGTTGTTCTGTGAACAATACAGGCCAGAGGTCTTCCATTTCGGCTGGTCCGATGATCACCTTAAGGTCATCGAAAGCATAGAGCAGATCGTATTAAATGGAGGGCTGATGGCCCTTGCAATGCCACGAGGGACAGGGAAAACCACCCTATCTATCACGGCAGCTATGTGGGCTTTGTTGTATGGACACAGGAGGTGGGTTTGCCTTGTTGGTGCAACTGGCGGCAAGGCAGAAGCTTTGTTGAAAAGTATAAAGACCGAGCTGAGATTTAACCCTTCGCTGTTTGAGGACTTCCCAGAGGTTTGCGTTCCAATTAGGGCTCTTGAGGGAAGGCCAGCTAGAACTGTTTCCCAGACAGTTCAGGGAGTGCCTACAGCAATCCAATGGAATATGGATAAGCTCGTCCTCCCCTCGATTGAAAATAGTACCAGTTCTGGGTCAACTGTCAGTGTTTGTGGCATTACAGGAGACATTCGTGGGCAGCAAGAGACTACCATTGATGGTACGATTATCAGACCGGACCTATGCATTATCGACGACCCGCAAACTAGAGAATCTGCTGCTAGTGAAAAGCAGTGTAATGACCGCATTGAAACGATCCAAGGAGATATCCTCGGGCTCGCAGGACCGGGAGTAAAAATAGCATGTATCTTACCCTGCACTGTGATTCATCAATATGATGCAATTGATCGAATATTAGGTGACGAGTTTAAAGACTGGCGTTCATTCAGAACGAAGATGTTATACGGCAAAGCAAAGCATCCAGAGGAATGGGAGAAGTATGCGGTAGAACGAGACAGAATCATTTCTAACGACATTGACCTAAAGGTACTTAATGACTATTACCTTGAGCATCAGGAGTTGCTAGAAGAGGGATTGTACGCCTCGTGGCCGGAAAGAAAGAACGCTGATGAAGTGTCAGCAATACAACATGCTCAACATCTAAGGTTGAGGGATGAAAGAGCGTTCCTATCTGAATATCAGAATGAGCCTGAAGATCAGTCAGCAAAAGACATGATCACGGCAGATGAATTAAAAAGAAAAACTCATGATCTTGAGTTAGGTGTTGTTCCAGATGAGAGTGACACTCTGGTCGCTTTTGCTGATGTCCAGAAAGAAGCACTTTTCTGGATGGTAATGGCATTCTCGAAAAGGGACTTCACAGGCTGGGTTGTCGACTATGGACATTGGCCACAACAGCCCACAATGATGCAGAATTACAGAAATCTCAGAGTTAATGCATCTAGCTTGTATCCGGGAGAATCGCTTGAGGTTGTCCTTCGAGGACAGATGGAGGGGCTTACAATATATTTGCTGGATAGGGCATGGACTACTGAGCAAGGTATGCCAAGGAAGGTCGATAGGATGCTCGTAGATGCAAACTGGGGGCAGTCGAGGGATGCAATCTACCAGTGGATATCAAGATCGCAATGGTCGCATCTTTTATTCCCATCGCATGGTAAATTTGTTGGTGCATCCTCAGAGCCATTAAATGCCGGGCAGAAACCAAGTCCAACTAAATTTATTGGTACTCATTGGAGGATGACCATATCAAACGAAGTGAAAGTTAGATATTTCCTCTACGATGTAAACTTTTGGAAGACATATTCGCACGAGCGGTTGTCAACTGGGCTGTTTCAGGAAGGCAGTGTTAGCTTACCCAAGCCTCCATCTAAACACTATCATGACCAGCTTGTCAATAATCTGAGATCTGAATACCCGGTCACAGTTGAAGGTCGAGGTAGAACGGTTAAGGAATGGAAGTTAAAGCCTGGGGAAGACAATCACTTTTTTGATTGTTTTGTCGGATGTTATGTCGCCGCCTCTTCTTTAGGGTGTAGCGGCTCAGAAGAAGAGACTAAGTACATTAACAGGAGTGGCAATGGCCAAAAGCAAAGACGACGACGCCGGATGGGATGGAAGCGGATTGAATAGCATTTGGGGAAAGCCGAAGTTGTGCAAGGCTTGCGGTAGCCTGGGTCTAGTAGAAAAAGACAGGCTTGTAATTGGAACAACTAAAGGTGGGGTAGTAAAGGTTCAGGTTCGCTACAGGTGCGAGCGTTGCAATAAAGAATTCAATTCAGTAGTGGGTTATAATCATGGCGAAAAGCAAGCGGACGCAGGATCGGATCGACTTCGCGAAGGAGATGATCGAGGTTCTGAAGGAGAGATTGAAGGCATCGGCGGGGATACAGTCAGTGACAGCTGATGGCGTTTCAACTACGTTCGCAACGGGCGGATCAGAAAGCGTTCGGGCTCAACTTGAATACTGGGAAAAGGAACTTTCTCGTCTAACTAGGTCAGGTGGGGCGACAAGAACCATCGATCTTAGTGGAGGGCTGTAATGTCCGCAATCAGTACCGGCTACAATGCCAACTACCCAAAGACAAAACGCAGAAACCCAGGAACGACCGTCAGGTCTGTCGACGCTTCGGTCAGCGACCAGGACAAAAGGCAGCTGATTGAATCGGCCAGGGATCTGTATAGAAACTTCCCAGTTGCTGCATGGGCAATCAGGAAGCATCTAGACTATGTGTCGACGTTCAACTTTATGATCCAGACCGGAAATAAAGATTTTGACGATACATTCAGAAAGCTGTTGGAAGAAAATTCAAAGCCCGAGAATTGCGACATCACGGGACGACACAGCCTGAGCCAGCTGATTAGGCTTGCTGAAGGATTACGCACTACAGATGGTGACGTATTTTTAATGAAGCTCCGGAGCGGTCACCTCCAAGGCATCGAAGCCGATAGAGTGCGTAATGAGTATGACGGTAAGTTGCTTTATTCTGATGATTACCGTCGCAAGCCATGGCTAAGACCATATAGCGGTCAGGTTGTGTCCCCGTGGGCCACACACGGAGTTATCCAGAACAAAGCTGGGAAGGCCATAGGCTATAGGTTGTGGCACAAAACAATTGATGACAGATATCAATTCGATCGAGTGATTCCTGCGAGAAACATGATTCACTTCGGCTATTTCGATAAGATGTCTCAAACTCGCGGCTACTCCCCGCTGATTGCTGCAATCGACACAATGCATGATGTCGATGAAATGTCAGAATTCGCAAGACTAAAGGCAAAGGTCAGCCAGTATTTTGCACTATCGATTTCAAGAGACAAGACTGACTACTTAACTGGGTCAGATGCTTATGATGATGAGTGTGACAAAGAAGGTCAGTTTGACTCTATCGATTTTGGCACAGGTCCGTTGGTGCTAGACCTTGAGGATGGAGATAAAGCTGACTTCTTGGAATCAAAAACTCCAAGCACTGAATTTCAAGACTATATCACTCTAGCCTTGCAGATGGGACTTAAAGCTCTTGACATCCCATGGTCAATTGCAGATGAGTCGTTCACTAACTACAGTGGCTCTCGAATTGCGATGACTCAGTATATCAAGTCTTGTGAATCAAAAAGAGCTGACGTTGTCCGAGTCCTTAATTCAATTACCGAGTTTTGGTTTTTAAGGTGGATCAAGGAAGGGAAAATTAAGCTTCCCGCCGGAGTAGAGTTTGGAGACATCCGTTGGAAGTGGATTCCAGCCGGAGTGCCTTGGTTTGATCCGAGAGCCGAGGCCCAAGCTGATATCGATCTGATTGCAGCGGGGCTTAAAACTAGATCAGAAGTTAGACTTACCCACTTCGGTGATGATTGGAAAACACAAGTTGCTGACAAGCTTAAGGAAGAAGAAGACTATCTTGCAGAGCTTGGTTTAAAACAAACCTCTCCAGTTAGCGGCAGCTCTGGGGTAAAGAACAGGGAAATTGAAGAGGAAGTTGATGACGATGACAGAGACGATGAAGACCAAGATCGACGAGCTGACGAAGTTTAATGCCATTGGGTTGGACAATGAAAGCAAGATCGATTTTGACAAGGGTGTGATTTATGGTGCCAAAGTTATTGAGCTTGGTCGCGTCAATGATCATCGCCCTTTTGTTGTGGATGAAGAAACATTATCGGCAGTGGTGGCCTTCGGGAACCGTCCGAATAATGGAATCAAGGTAAGGTTTACCCACACTCAAGAGTCCCTGGGAAATCACCTTGGTCGTGCGGTTAATTTCTACCGTCGCGGACAGGAGAACTGTGTTCGTTGTGACATCAATTTAGTTAAAGCTGCGAAGTTGGCTCCCTTCAATGCTTATGACTATATCATGTCACTCGCCATGGAAGACCCTGAAGCGTTGGGGTTATCAATCGCATTTATGATGGACCCTGAAGTAGAGGCAGTGGATGGTCTACTGCCGGTCAGGATCAAGCGTCTTTACTCCGTAGATTTTGTGGGCGAACCTAATGCAACTCGCGGTGGTTTGTTTTCCGCAGAAAACGAGGAAAGTATGACTATTGAAGAGAAGCTCGAAGGCCTTCTTGATGAAGAGAAAAAAGATCAAGTTGTCTTTGAGGAAGATGAGAAGAAGGATGAGTATGAGGAGGATGTAAAGGACGAAGAAGCCTCCGAGGACGAAGACGAAGATAAGATGGAAGAAGATGAGGAAGACGGGGAGAAGGTTGAACAAAGCCAAAAGCCACTTCCTGAGTACGAAGCTTACATTGAAGCCTTCGGTGAGCAGGGTGCTGTCTGGTACTTGCGTGGAAAGCCTCTGAATGAGTGCTTTGCAGAATATCTTCATTCAGTCAACAAAGAGAATGAAGCATTGCGTGCAGAGCTAGCTGAAGCTAAGGCCCAGGTTGAAGCATTCTCAGCTGGGTTGGGAGAAGAATCTCCAGCTGCTGCGAACGCTGATGTACAGCTGTCCGAAGCTGAAATGCGTCACCAAGAGTTTATTGCTCAAAAGAAAGAGCAAGGCTGGAGCGATAAAGAAATTCGCTGGGCAAGCCTCTTCTCTAAATAACTAATTAAACTTTCTATAGGATGATTTAAATGAGTTTTCAAACGACTGCTGAAGTTTTGAAGTTGAACCGTAAGGATCTTGATGTCGTCATTCGCGACGTACTCGAGGCCACCCCATTCCTTGGAGTTGCAGCCGCTCGATCAGTTGCTTCTGACAACTTCAAATATACTAAATTGATCACCGCACCTTCGGCCACGTTCCGTGCCCCGAATGTTGGTGTGGATAATACTCCGAGCGGATACGAAGAAGTCAGCTTGGCTCTGAAATACTTGGATGCCAGCTTCTCCATCGATACCGCAGTTGCCAAAGTTGACGAGCGTGGCGTTGATCATGCGATTGGTCTTGAGGCCCTCGCTGCTCTTCGAGCCGCTATGGTTACTGTTGAGAACAACATCTTCCAAGGCAACTCCACCAACCCAGCTACGACCGGAGGTGGTATTGCTGGTGGCTTTGAAGGTCTTCCTGGAATCGGAAGTTTGAATGCCATTGCTGACTCCCAGGTTATTAGCAACGGCGGTGTTGCTGCTAATGCTCAGACCTCTGTTTACGGTATTACCTTTGGCGAGAATGGATTTGAGTTGCTCTGGGGCGAAGGTGGTGAGCTTACCGTTTCCGAGCGAATGATGGTCAAGGAAACCTCCTCGGGTGCTTTGCAATTCTGGGCATACGCTCACGAGATTGCTGGCTACTGCGGAATGAAGAATGGTAGCATCCACAGCATTCATCGACTTTGCAATGTCGATGCAACTGCTACGTTGGATGATGATGCATTGGCAACCCTGATTGCTAACAAACCGGTTGGGCAGGCTCCATTTGATGTGATTGTCATGAACCGAC